GTTTCAGGTGATCTACTTACCTGCAATATCAATATCTCAGTCCTAACGAGTTGGAGCTAAAATGTCCGAGTGGGAAAAAGAGCAAGAAGCCTTCCTGATCAAGATCGGGCAGGTAGCACCATCAACACCTAAGCCAGCACCTACAAAGAAAGACGAGGAATAATCTCATGGCTGTATTTCTAAATAACAAGGTCGGCGTGAAGATTAACACAGTCGATCTTTCAGACCACGTTACATCTGTAACACTTAACCGTACTTTCGACGAGCTCGAAGTGACAGCAATGGGCGATGGCGGACATAAGTTCGTCAAGGGTCTTGAGGCTTCTTCAGTTACTATCGATTTTCTCAATGACACAGCCTCCGCTAACGTTCTTGCTACATTGCAAGCCGCATGGGGAACTAATGTCACAATCGTTCTACTTCAGGAAAAGGGAACCGCAGTATCTGCGACTAACCCTCTCTACACTATGACCTGTCTTATCAACAGCACTACAGATATTAACGGCGCAGTCGGCGATATCGGTATGCAGAGTCTGACATTTAACGTCTCAGGCACTACAGTAGTCGCTACAACAGGCACATTCTAAAACACTAAACAAAGGGGCACAGCATGGCAAAACTAATAGTCACACTAGCGGATAACAGCGTTACCGAGATCGAGATCACTCCTCGCCTTGAATACGCGTTCGAGCTATATGCTAAAAAGGGATTTCACAAAGCGTTCCGCGATGATGAAAAGCAATCAGATGTCTATTGGCTAGCATGGGAAGGCCTTCGACTAAGTGGAGTCACAGTCAAGCCATTCGGCGCAGACTTTCTCGAAACTCTAAAGAGTGTCGAGGTTGCAGAGTCTGACCCTTTGGCCTAGGCAGGGATAGCATCCACTACCTCATAGCTCGCTTGAGCATTGAGACGGCTATCCCTCCACAATCTTTAATCGATTTAGACCCTACGATGCTTCAGATGATTCTGAAAGCGTTGAAGGATAGAGCAAAGGAGCAGAGCGATGCCTACAGAAGTAAAAGGCGTAATTGAACTTCGCAAAGCCCTTCGCAAATTTGCGCCCGATCTTTCTAAGGAAACTCAGAAAGAATTACGCGCGGCACTAAAGCCTATCGTTGCAAAGTCGAGAGGGTTTCTTCCCGATAACGAGAAGGTTCCTAGTGGCTGGCTACAGCGTGAAAATTCTGAGGGCTCATGGTCAAATCGATTCTATGATCAGGCGACGGCTCGGCGTGGTATTACCTTTAAGACTACACCTTCCAAAACCAACCGCAAAGGCTGGCGATCCGTCGCATCGATTCTTAACACTAATGCAGGCGGAGCAATTTATGAAACCGCTGGGCGTAAGACTAAAGGCGCTGGCGGCGCTTCACTTAATCCTAACGCTGGTCAACAGTTCATCAATATATTAAACCAAAGCGGAGAACTAAAGAACGCCGATAATCAGAAGCGCGTCGGACGGCATTCTCAAAAAGCAATCGGTCGAGCCATGTTTAGAGCAGTTGCAGAAGATCAAGGTAAGACTACAGCCGCCGTTCTTAAAGCGTTAGGCAAAGCAGAAGACAAATTTAAGGCGGCTACATCATGACTTTAATGGCGACCATTGCAGCCGAATTCGTAGGTAATAAAGCCTTTAAGGATGCCGAAAAAGCTACGGGTAAATTAGAGAAAGGCGTTAAGAAACTAGCGGGCACTTTAGCCGCAGCCTTTAGCGCCCAGAAGATAATTCAGTTTGGCAAAGAGGCAATCAAAGCATTCGCTGAAAATGAGAAGTCTGCCAAGCGATTAGAAACAGTAGTAAAGAATCTAGGTCTAGCCTTCGAACTTCCAGGCATTGAAGCCAGTCTCGATAAGGTATCTGCTAAGTTCGGATACGAAGGAGAAGTATTACGCGAAGCATTCCAGAAGTTAATTACTACTACTGGCTCAGCCAAGAAGTCACAGGATCTTCTCAACCTTTCGCTAGATATCGCCGCAGGATCTGGCGTTGATCTTCTTACAGTTAATCAGGATTTGGCGGCGGCTTATACGGGACAGACGCGAGGCCTTCGTAAATATAACCTAGGCCTTACTCAGTCAGAACTTAAGACCCTAGACTTTGATAGCGCAGTAAGTAAACTCTCTGCGAACTTTAAGGGCGCTGGTGGCGCTGAGCTTGAAACCTTCTCAGGAAAGATGCGAGTACTTCAAGAAGCTGCTGATAATGCTCAGGAGATCATTGGTAAGTCACTCGTAGATAGCCTTTCTTTATTGGCAGGCGAAGGTAATACTATTGAGCCATTAACTACAGCGATGGCGGACTTTGCAACCTATATTGGAGATGCTATTTATGGCATCGCTGTTTTATCAGAAAAGATAAAAGGCATACCTGGCTTCGGTGGAGTCGCTAACACAGCCTCCTTTAGAAAATTGCTAAGTGTTAGCCCAGGCGGAGGACTTTTAAGTGCTCTCGACGCCTTAGCTAAATTAGGTAGTGAGGGTAGACCGACTCCAGGCATGGGTGGATATCCTAGTTCTGCACTCGGTCCAGGCTATGTAGACCCTAATCAAGCGAAGCGAGACAAAGCAGAGAAGGACGCGGCCAAGCGTCAGGCTGACATTGCCAAATTACAGAAGAAAGCCTTAGACACACAGAAGAAGGCTAACGCTCTTACTAAGGCCGCTAAGACTATCGATCTGGATCGTATCAGCATGACTGCCGCCCTTCGTGGCAAGATCAGCGAGACCGATCGCCTATCTCTTAATCTTCAACTAGCCTTGCTCGACAAAAATGAAGCACAGGCTAATAAACTTGCTGGAGAACTTAGCGAGGCAGTCAAGCGCCAGAATGCTCTTAACGCGGCTCTAGCGGCTACCCCAGAAGCGCCGAACCCTTATCGTAATTGGAAAGTACCTACCCTAGATTTCGGTGGCAATCTTCTCGGATCAGTCGTACCTAATTTCGTACCACCTAGTTATGCAATGCCACCAACCTTTGGGCAACAGGGAGGCCTACCTGCTGGCGTCGTCGCAGGGGTTAATCCTGAGCCAGTAGTAAACGTTATAGTCACACTCGATAGCGGAGTAGTTACTGACGCCGTATCATCTGTCCAGACTAATAACAATCTTTCAGGATCATTTACTTCTGTCGGCGGTCGAGGCGCGAACACAGCGAGATTTACATAATGACTCTGCCTGCAACGATCTCTGTATCTTTCGACTTCTCGCAAGGTGCTACCTTCGGCTTCCCGTTTACTATCGGTGATCCAGTTAACGGCGTTATCGGAGTATCTCAATTCGCATCAAGTGAAGTGCCAGAGCCCGTAATCGATCTTAGTCCACAGACTCGGCAGATTACTATTAGGCGCGGTCGCAATATCATGCGAGACACCTATGAGTCAGGATCTTGCACAGTTCGCGTTATCGATGAGAATGGCGACTTTAACCCTCAGAATCCAGCCAGCCCTTACTTTGGGTTTCTAACTCCTCTTCGTAAGATCCGAGTAGCAGCTACTACTAACACTACTCAAGCCTTTCTCTTTTCTGGTTATGTCACCGATTACAAATACACATATCCGCAGGGGCAAGAATTAGGTTATGTCGACATTATGTCCTCAGATGCATTCCGCTTATTCGCTATGGCTAACGTCTCAACAGTCGCCAGCGCAACGGCTGGCCAGACTACTGGCACACGCATAGATAAGATTTTAGATCAAGTCGGCTTCCCTTCATCGATGAGATTTATCGACACAGGATCTACAACAGTTCAAGCAGACCCAGCCACTACACGTACAAGCCTTTCAGCGATTCAGGTTGCAGAGTTTACAGAGCAGGGCGCGTTCTTCGTCCGAGCAGATGGAGAAGTAGAGTTCAAGGATCGTGCCGATGTAGTGGGATCTCTAGCCCCAGCACCGATTGAGTTTAATCAGACTACAGGAATCCCATACTCTGACCTTCGATTCGCCTTCGATGACAAGCTCATCATTAACAGCGCTACCATGAAGCGAGTAAGTGGCGCTACAGTCTCGGCTAATAACTCCGATTCGATCGCTAAGTACTTCCCTCATGGCATGAACGTGGAGAACTTGATTGCACAGACAGACGCTCAAGTGCAGGATATCGCTGACATTTATGTGGCTACTAGAGCAGAGACTACGATCCGAATCGATGCAATGACTGTCGATCTACTCGATCCTAACGTGCCTACAGATACCATGATCGGGCTTGAGTACTTTGACAATTTAGAGATCACCAATGTCCAGCCTGATTCTAGTACCATCGTTAAGACCTTACAGGCGCAGGGCTTGGCGTGGGATATTACCCCTAACAGCATGAAGGTTACAGTTACAACACTTGAGCCTATAGTAGAAGGATTCATCATCGGATCTGCAAATTACGGTATAATCGGACAATCCATAATGGGATACTAGGAGAAAACAATGGCAACAGGCTTTCCAGCGACTACAGGCGATATCTTTACGGCGGCAGACTATAACGGTCTCGTAACCTTCGAGATCAAGGCAGATCAGGTTAACGATTACACGCTGACAGTTGCCGACTCCTATCAGGTTCTAGTGCCTATGAACAAGGGAACAGCGGTAGCTCTTAAAATCCCTACCAACGCGACAGCGGCCATCCCTGTCGGCTCATGTATTACTATCCTTAACGAAGGCGCTGGGCTCTGCACAATCTCAGCAGTTACTTCTGGCACTACTACAGTTTTATCATCTGGCGCAGTATCAGCTGCACCTACCCTTGCTCAATATAAGTCAGCAGCGTGCATTAAGACTGGCACAGATACATGGTACGTTGTTGGAGCTATTGCATAATGTTAAACAATGTAGTTGCTATTTTTGGTACTCCTTTGGGACCCGTACCTAGTACAGTTGATTACTTTATGATCTCTGGCGGCGGCGGCGGTGGTTGCTTTGGCGGCGGCGGCGGCGCAGGCGGCTACAAAACTGGTACCAATTTTTCTATCGGCGCTACTTTTACAGTCACAGTTGGTGCTGGCGGTGCTGGATCTTCATCTCGATCTAATAAAGGTACTAACGGCGTAGCATCAGTATTTTCTACCAACAGTACTACTGGCGGCGGCGGTGGTGGTTCAGGAACTCCAGACGGCGGCAATGGCGCAGGTGGTGGTTCTGGCGGTGGTGCTTCGGGTCAAGGTGGTGCAACTGGCGGCTCTCGTATATCAGGCGAGGGTTTTGTAGGTGGCAATTATGCAGGCTCCGTTAATAATAACTGTGCAGGCGGTGGTGGCGCTTCGGTGGCAGGCGGCAATGGCGTAGATGGTGGCGCTGGTAACGGCGGAAATGGTATCGCCAATTCTTATTCTGGATCATCTGTCACTTATGGTGGCGGTGGCGGCGGTGGTGGAGACACTTCACAGGGTACAGGCGGCAGCGGCGGCGGCGGCGCTGGTGCTTTAACTACGGGCGCAGTTGCAGGAACAGACAATTTCGGCGGCGGCGGCGGTGGAACTAGAAACTCAGGCTTGGTAGGCAATGGTGCTAATGGAGGATCGGGAGTCGTAATTATTCGCTATCCAGACACACAGGCAGATTTGACATCTATCGGTGGAACTCTCGTACATACAAAGACAACAGTTGGCGGATATAAAATTTACACATTTACAGCAGGAACAGGGACAGTAACTAAATAATGGCGCACTATGCATTCCTCGATGAAAATAACATCGTCACAGAAGTAATTACTGGACGCAATGAGTGGGAAGAAGTCGATGGCATCACCGACTGGGAACAAGCCTATTCAGAAATTAGAGGCCAAGTTTGCAAACGGACAAGCTATAACGGCAACATCCGCTATAACTATGCAGGCGTAGGTTATACCTATGATCCGATCGATGATGCATTTATCGCACCTATGCCTGAGTGTGGTCATGATGAACTTGAACTTAATGATCTGAAGCGATGGGAGTGTTCTACCTGTGAAGCCGATTTTATCTAAGGCTGGTCAACAGTTACGCGAGCAATTCGATGACACCTTCCCAGATCGTGATAGGCGTTCCGATGGCTGGATCGGCGATCTCCGTCATTCAGCGCGTCCTAGTGATCATAACCCTGATCAAGCGACAGGGGTGGTTCGCGCCATCGATGTCGATCGAGATGTGCATAAGTCAGGCAAGCCCGACCTCATGCCCGATATTGCAGATCAGCTTCGACTCGCCGCCAAAGCAGGCGAGAAGCGAATCTCATACATCATCTTCGCAGGAAGAATTGCATCGTCTCGCATGGGCTGGCGCTGGCGCAAGTATTCTGGATCTAATCCACATAACGCGCATTGCCATGTCTCTTTCACTAAACAAGGCGATCAAGACGGCTCTTTCTTTAATATCCCGTTACTAGGAGGCAAATAATGGAACAGGCAAAATCACTCGCAGCATCATGGGCTCGCTCATTCTTAGCCGCTGCTCTAGCGCTATACATGGCAGGAGTGCAGGATCCTAAGACTTTGGCGATGGCCGGGGTAGCAGCTGTAGCCCCAG